CCCTCCCAATCTGCCCGAACGCAGTCCTGCCTAAGTCAAAACACCGCCAAATACGTCCAGGAGGCGCTAATGGCACCACGAAAGAGCCCGAATCTGGTTTCCAGCGTTCGGAAGACCGTCAAGTCGATGCATTGGCTGACCCCGGCCGACCAGGCCGCGGTGGATCTGGTGATCCGCTACGCCCAGCAGATCGAGGACGCGGCGGCGTCGGACAACGCCCACGAGCGCACCAAGATGCTCGGCTGGCTGGGCCCGAACATGCTGTCGGCGCTGAAGGCGCTGGGCGGGACCCCGGCCGAGCGCAAGGCGCTGGGCGTGGAACTCGAAGCGGTCGACGCGCTGGCGGAACTTCGTGCCCGCCGCAACGCAAGCTGACCTGCTCGGGGCGACCAGTCCGCGGCTGTTCACCGCGCCGGCACGGCCTCTGACCCGCAAGACGTCGCTGGGCTTCGAGGCCTGCGACTTCGTGGAGAAGGTGATCGGCGACACGTTGCTCCCGTGGCAGCGATGGCTGTTCGAGCACGCACTGGAACTCGACGAGTCCGGCGACCGGTTCCGGTTCCGCACCGTGCTGGTCCTGGTGGGACGCCAGTCGGGCAAGTCGACCTGGGCGAAGTACTTGGCGCTGTGGCGGATGTACGCCGACGACGCCAAACTCGTCCTCGGGACAGCCCAGAACCTGGACGTCTCCGAGGCGCTGTGGAAGCAGGCCGTGGAGACCGCTGAGGATTCCCCGGTGCTGCGCAAGCAGATCGTGCAGGTGGAGATGTCCTCGGGGCGTAAGACGCTGCACCTCAAGGGCGGGCGCGCCTACAAGGTGCAGAGCGCGAACCGTCGCGGCGGTCGTGGCATGTCCGGGGACCTGGTGCTGCTCGACGAGCTGCGTGAGCATCAGACGTGGGACGCCTGGTCGGCGGTGTCGAAGACGACAATGGCCCGCCCGCGTGCCCAGTTGGTGTGTCTGAGCAACGCCGGCGACGACAACTCCGTGGTGCTCAACGACCTGCGGGAGCGGGCGCTGCAGTCCGTGGACGACCCGGACGCCTCGATCGGGCTGTTCGAGTGGTCGGCGCCGGACGGCTGCCCCACCGACGACCCGGCGATGTGGGCATATTCGACCCCGAGCCTGGGCTACACGATCCAGCCGGAGTCGATCCGCAGCGCGCACGCCACCGACCCGGACTGGGTGTTCCGCACCGAGGTGTTGTGTCAGCGGGTGCGCCTGGGGGTCGACTCGCCGTTGCCGCTGTGGGCCGAACGCAGGGACGCATCGGCGAGGCCGGACCCGGACTGGCCGCTGGCCTTCGCCGTGGACGTGTCCTGGGACCGTTCCACAGCGTGGATCGGGGCGGCTGTGCGCCGTCCTGACGGCCGTTTCCACCTCGAGGTGGTGGCACACGGGCAGGGCACCGAATGGGTGTCTGCGTGGCTGCAGGAGCGTCTGGAGCGGTGGTCTCCGGTGGCGGTGTGCGTGCAGCAGACCGGCGCGCCGGCCTCCACTCTGGTCGACGAGCTGACCGACACCCTGGGCACCGCCCTGGTGCGGCCGATGTCCGGCCCGGACATGGCCAAAGCCTCGGGGATGCTGTTCGACCTGACCACCGAGGCCGCGATCGTGCATCCCGGCCAGGAGCAGCTCGACGCCGCCGCCGCGGTCGCCGTGGTGCGGCCGATCGGTGAGGCATGGGCGTTCGACCGTAAGCGTTCCAGCGTGGATGTGGCGCCGCTGGTGGCCGTGTCGCAAGCGCTGTGGGCGATCGCCGGATGGAAAGAACCGCCGAAACGATCGGCGCCAAGACGTATCAGATGACGAACAGGAAGGGGTCAGCGTGATTCCGTCGACCCCCGAGCAGTGGCTGGCCGTGCTGGCCGGGCGCCTGGACGCCCGACAGGGACGCCTGCAGGTGCTACGCGACTACTTGAACGGCAACCCGCCGCTGCCCGAAGGGGCGGTCAACGACACCACCGCCTACCGGGACTTCCAGCGCAAGTCGCGCACGAACTTCGCCGAACTGGTCGTCGATGCGGTGGCCGAGCGGATGCGCGTCGGCGGATTCCAGGTGGGCACCGACAGCGACGACGACGACGCCGCCCGCGAGGTGTGGCGGCAGAACATGCTCGAGGTCGGTGCCGCTGACCTGCACCGCGACATGCTGGCGATGGGCGTGTCGTACGCCGTGATCGGCCCGGATCGCACCGTGATGGTGGAGTCCCCGGAGTTCTGCATCACCGACGACGACCCGCGCACGAAGATGCCGCGGGCCGGGCTGATCGTGTGGCGCGACGCGGCGGCCGGCAAGGACTACGCGGACCTGCTGCTGCCCACCACGGTGCAGCGGTTCGCCCGCGCCATCCCGGACCCGTCCAACGGGTTCACCCCGAAGGGGTCGTTCCACGACCCGCTGACCGGCACGTTCTTCTCCGACTCGCCGGTGGAGTACATCGGCGAATGGACCTCGAGCGACTGGCAGCCCGAGACGGCGCCGATGCTGCACGGCTTCAGCGAGGTGCCGATCGTCAAGTTCGCCAACCGCGACGAGGTCGGCGAGTTCGAGCGGCACCTGGACATCCTGGACCGGATCAACTGGGGGCTTCTGCAGCGCCTGGTGATCACCGCGACGCAGGCGTGGAAGCAGCGTGCCATCAAGGGCGAACTGCCGACGCATGACACCGAGGGCAACGAGATCGACTATTCGGCGGTGTTCGCCCCCGGCGCTGGTGCGCTGTGGACACTGCCCGACGGTGTCGACATCTGGGAATCCCAGCAGACCGACATCCAGCCGTTGCTTACCGCGATCAAGGACGACGTCACACACCTGGCGGCGGTCACCCGAACCCCGATGTCGATGCTGATGCCCGAGGGCGCCAACCAGTCCGCCGAGGGTGCCGCGTTCGCCCGTGAAGGTCTGGTGTTCAAAACCGAGGACCGGATCGCCCGGGCCGACGCGTCCTGGTCGCGGCTGATGCGCCTGGTGCTGGGCGCCGACGAGGTGGTCACGAAGTGGCTGCCGGCCGAGCGGCAGTCGCTGGCCGAACGTGCTGACGCCGCGTCCAAGGCCCAGGACCTGCCATGGCGTACCCGCATGGAGGAAATCTGGCAGTTCTCCGGCGAAGAGGTCGACCGCATGGAGGGCGAGCGGGCAGCTGACGCGGCACTGACCGCGCCCCCGGCGCCCGACGACCCCACCACCTGATTCTTCCCCCGGTCCCCGGGGTGCAAGACGTCCCACCGCGGGACTGATCCACACAAGTCGACCCAGGAGGTCACCCGATGTCGGACCAGGAGTCCACCACCGCCGAACCGCAGACGCCGCAGGCCACCGACGCACCGGACGTGCAGGCCGAACCGACCGCCGAACAGACGCAGCAGCAGACGTTCGACGCCGCGTATGTGGCGAAGATCCGCGCCGAGGCGGCGAAGTACCGCAATGAAGCCAAGGAGGGCCGCGAGGCCAAGGCCCGCCTGGCTGAGATCGAGGACGCCCAGAAGTCCGAGGCCGAACGTCTGCAGGCCAAGCTGGAGGCCGCCGAACAGCGCGCCACAGCCGCCGAACAGGCACGGCTACGCGCGGAGATCGCGCAGACCAAGGGTGTCCCCGCCGACCTACTGGCCGGCAGCACCGAAGAAGAACTGAACGCCTCGGCCGACCGGCTGCTGGAGTTCCGCGGGAAGGCCCCCGCACCGGAGTACGGCCGCGGGACGGACGCTCCACCCACCAAACCCCGCCAATTGACCAAAGCCGACATGGCCTCCATGACCGCCGAGGAGATCGTCAAGGCCGACGAGGCCGGTCTCTTCGACGACCTGAAGGCCGGTCGCACCAGATAACCCCCAACAAGATAGGAGGCAGCCGCCATGGCTGTTACCAACTTCGTGCCTGACATCTGGTCGGCGCGTATCCTCACCAACCTGTCGAAGACCGCTGTGGTCAACGGCGTCTGCAACCGTGACTACGAGGGCGACACCGTCAACGGCGACGAGGTGAAGATCACCTCCATCGTCGACCCGACGATCACCGCCTACACCGGCGCCGACATGACCCCCGAGGACATCGACGACGCCAGCCGTTCGCTGCTGCTCAACCAGAAGCAGAGCTTCAACTTCTACCTCGACGACGTCGAGGCCGCGCAGAGCGTCAACGGTGGCGCGATCCTGCGTGAGGCGATCGACCGTGCCTCCTACGGGCTGTCGAACGTGATGGACGCCTACGCCCTGGACGTGATGTGGAGCAACGCTTCGGCGTCGAACCCCGACCACGTCCTCGACGAGGTGACCCTCACCGCGGTGGACAAGGCCTACGACCACCTGGTGGACCTCGCGGTCTACCTGGACGAGGCGAACATCCCGCAGGAGGACCGTTTCGCGGTCGTCCCGCCGTCGTTCTACGCGCTGCTGCTCAAGGACGACCGGTTCGTCGGTGCCGGTGACGCCGCCGGTGCGGCCACCCGCGCCAACGGCCTGGTCGGCGAGGCCGCCGGTCTGCAGATCTACCGCAGCAACAACCTGCCCACCGCCGCGACCGGCACCTCGAGCACGAACAAGGGTGTCATCGTCGGCTCGCGCATCGCGACCACGCTGGCCGAGCAGGTCCGCAAGGTCGAGGCGTACCGGGTGGAGAAGAAGTTCGCCGACGGTGTGAAGGGTCTTCACGTCTACGGCGTCAAGGTGACCCGCCCGACCGGGCTGGTCGCCTCCGATGTGCGGATCGCCCTGAGCTGATCCGTATGACGATCGCCGGGCTGGGGTGGACCTCTCGCCGTCCCAGCCCGGCGATCGGGGGCACCGGATGACCGACTGCGTGGTGATCGTGCCGATGCTCGGCCGCGCCGAGCAGGTCGACCGTCTGGTCGTTTCCCTGGCGGCCTCGACCGAGCGGGCCAGGCCGCTGTTCGTCTGCACCACCACCGACACCGAGGTGTTGGAGGCGGTGGCCGGATTCGACCACCTGGTGGTGCCGCCGGCCGAGCGCGGCGACTACGCCCACAAGATCAACCTGGGTGTGGCTGCCAGCGACGAGCCGCTGATCTTCACCGGCGCGATCGACCTGCACTTCCATGACGGCTGGCTGGAGGCCGCCGAGTGGATGCTGGAGGGGCTGATCCAGGTGGTCGGCACCAACGATCTGGCCAACCCCCGCACCGCCTCGGGGCATTCGACACACACCCTGACCACCCGCGACTACGCCGGGCTGGGGCTGATCGATGGGCGGCCGGGGCTGCTGTGCGAGGACTACATCCACGAGTTCGTCGACGACGAGATGATCGGCACCGCCCGCAAGCGCGGCGTGTACGCCCACGCCGTCGACGCGATCGTGGAACACCTGCACCCGATGGCCGGCAAGGCCGACTGGGACGACACCTACCGGGCGATGAAGTCCCGGATGCGCGCCGACCGTGGTCTGTTCAACCGGAGGCGGGCGCTGTGGACGTGACGATCGTGGTCGGCACCTACGGCCACCGCAAGTGGATCGACCTGGCCCATGACCGGGCGATCCCGTCGGCGGTGCGCCAGAGCGTGCCGGTGCTGTTTCGCCACGAGGACACCCTGGCCGACGCCCGTAACGAGGCGATCCGCGCGGCACGCACCGAATGGGTGATCGTGCTCGACGCCGACGACGAGCTCGGCGAGGGCTACGTGCCGGCGCTGGCCAGTGGCACCGCGGACATCCGGGTCCCCGTCCTGATCGAGGTGCATCCCGACGGCAGCCAGCAGGAGATCCCGCTGGCCGGCCGGGACATCGAGCAGGTGAACCCGATCCCGGTGTCGGCGATGGCCCGCCGCGAGCAGATCCTGGCCGCCGGCGGCTTCCAGCCGTGGCCGGCCTGGGAGGACTGGGCGCTGTGGCTGACGATGGTGCGCCGAGGCGCCACCTTCGAGCACATCCCGTGGGCGCAGCTGCTGGCCCACGTGAGCCCCGGGTCCCGTAACCGGGCTGTGACCGACCCGGCCCGGCTGCACGCCGCCATCCGGGAGGCATCCCGGTGATCACCATGATCGTGATGACCGACGGCCGAGGGCACTACCTCGAGCAGGCCGCCGCCACCTTTGACCGGCTGACCGGGCCGATCACCGAGAAGGTGATCCACGACGACTCCGGGGATCCCGGCTACGCGGCCTGGCTGCGCGAACGCTTCGACGGCTGGACGATCGTGGCTACCGGCACCCGCTCCGGGTTCGCGGGCGCCTACCGCTCGGCCTGGTCCTGGCTGCGCGCCAACTGTCGCACCGACTGGGTCTTCTCCACCGAGGACGACTTCCTCTTCGACCGCGACGTCGACCTGGCGGCGATGGCCTCGGTGATGGTGCTGCGGCCGATGGCCCAGATGGCGCTGCTGCGCCAGCCCTGGAACCGCGCCGAGCAGGCGGCCGGCGGCATTGTCGAGCAGCACCCCGACGACTATCTCGACCGCACCGACGGCACCCACCACTGGCTGCAACACCGCCGGTTCTACACCACGAACCCGCACCTGACCCGGCTGCGGTTCATCAAGACTCACGAGTGGCCGGACGGCCTGGACTCCGAGGGCCGCTTCGGGGTGGGGCTGTTCGCCGCCGAGCCGCTGACCACCTGCGGATTCTGGGGTCGACGCGGGTCGGGGCCGTGGGTGGAGCACATCGGCGTCGACCGGGCAGGAGTGGCGTACTGATGACTGTCGTCGCTGTCACCATGGTCAAGAACGAGATCGACGTCATCGAGACGACGATCCGGCACATGGCCACCCAGGTCGACCAGGTGGTGGTGGCCGACAACGGGTCCACCGACGGCACCCGGGAACTGCTCGAGCAGCTGCCCTGCGAGGTGCTGGACGACACCGACCCGGCCTACTACCAGTCGCGCAAGATGACCGCCCTGGCGTCCTACGCCCACCAGATCTACGACGCCACCTGGATCGTCCCGTTCGACGCCGACGAGATCTGGACGGCGTGCGAGGCGGACACGGTCGCCGAGCAGCTGCAGCGGGTGTCCGCGCGGGTGGCGCCGGCCTGGCTGTACGACCATGTGGTCACCGACAACGACCCGACCGGGGTTCCACCACAGCAGGCGATGCGCTACCGGATGCGGGAACGCACCCCCCTGCACAAGGTGGCCTGCCGCATGGTGCCCGGCATGGTCATCGAGATGGGCAACCATCAGGTCACCTACCCCGACACCGCCTCCCCGGCTGTCCGGTTCGACCAGTTGGAGGTCCGGCACTTCCCGATCCGCAGCCCGCAGCAGTACCTGCGCAAGGCCACCCAAGGTGCTGCCGCGCTGGAACTCACCGACCTCGACGAGTCCACCGGGCAGCATTGGCGGGATTGGAACCGGCTGGTCAGCGAGCACGGGGAGCAGGCCCTTGCCGACGCGTTCCTGGACCACTGGTTCTACCGGCACGACGACCCGAGGCTGGTGTTCGACCCCGCGCCGCTGGGCCACCTGTGAGCGTCGAGGTGATCATCGGGCATCACGTGTCCGACGATGAGCACCGCATTACCGCCCGCGAATGGGTCACCGCCTGGTACAGGTCCCGCGGCTACCAGGTGACCACCGGCACCGCTACCGGCACGGTGTGGTGCAAGGCCGAGGCGTTCAATGATGCGGTGGCCGCATCCACCGCGGATGTGGTGGTCCTGGCCGACGCCGACTCCTTCCCGCTGGCCGACGCGCTGACCGAGGCGATCGACAGGGTGACCCGGGTCGGGTGGGCCGCACCGTTCCACCGGGTGCGTCGGCTGAGCAGGGCTGCCACCGCACAACTGCTCGAGCGTGACCCGGCCCGCACCGACATCCCGCCGGATGTGCGGGTGGAGGCCGATGTCCACGACATCCTGCCCGGTGGCGGGGTCGTGGCGATGGACCGGCAGCTGGCTCTGGACTGCGGGCCGTTCGACCCGCGGTTCGCAGGCTACGGCGGCGAGGACTTCGCGCTGGGCAACGCTGCGCGCACCCTGTCCGGCAACTACGCGCACGTGGCCACCGGGTCGCTGTTCCACCTGTGGCACCCTCGCGCTGGCGTCATGTCCGGCGACACCAAGCAACTGGCGAACCGCTACCGGCTGGCGAAGTTCCACCGGGGGCGTATGCAGCAACTGATCGACGAATGGAGGCGTCATGGCGCTGGCTGAACTGGCGACTCCGGCACGGGTGGGCAACTACCTGGCGCAGACCATCGCCGACCTCGAGGAGGTCGACGACGACTCGCTGGCCCAGGCCTGCAACGACGCCAACGCCATCGTGCTCGACCATCTGATGCGCGCCACCATCACCGACCTGGCTGAAGAAGTGCAGGCGGCGGTGGTGTTCGTGGCCACGAAGGTCGCGGCACGCATCTACCGCAACCCGTCGGAGTTGTCGACGTACAACTACAACGACACCAGCCAGACCTATGTAGACCCGCGGATCCTGACCGCCGACGAACGCAACCAACTCAAGCGTGCCCGTTCGGCTCGGGTGGTCCGCGGGCCCATCATCATTTCGGGCATAGGATCGGTGATCTGAATGGACGTCGACGCCGGCATCGAGGGCGCCGACCGGATCACCAATGATCTGCTCGAGGTCGCCGACCGCGCCGAGCACCTGGAGCCGGTGTGGGACAAGGTCGCGGTGATGTGGGAGGAGCGGCAGAAGGCCGTGTTCACCCGCGGCAAACTGGCGCCGCTGTCGGAGGCGTCGGTGCGCCGCAAGAAGGTCAACAAGCACACGCCGATGGTGGACACCGGCGAGCTGCGGCTGATCACCTACCGCTATTCACCCGTGAAGTCGACCCCGGATTCGGCCGTGTTCGGTATCCCGAAGGGCAGTGGTCGGCCTGGTGGCCGTGGCCGCAAGTCCATCGGCGCGATGCACGCGAAGAAGTCCGGCTCAAGGCCGCGCCGTGACGTGGTCCCCGGCTGGACCGCAGCCGAGCGGCGCGAGTTCATGGACATCCTGTCCGACTACCTGCTGGACAACTGATGGGTCACGAAGCGGTCAAGGCCGACCTCGTCAGCCACATCACCGACAACATCGCCGCCTGGATCACAGTGGTGCAGGACGGCTCCTGGCCGCCGGTGCCCGCGGAGATCGTCGCCAGCGACATCCTGCCGGTCGACGAGGACAAGCCCTGGCCGTGCGTGCTGGTGACATCCACGTCGATGAGTGACCACCGCCGCACCGCCGCACTGGGCGACGCGACGTTCATCGGCGAGTATTCGGTGAAGATCACCGCGGCGGTGCGCACATCCAAGAGCAAGGATGACGCGGATGCCGCCGCCGGCCGCGACCGGCTGCTGTTGGCGTTGCGCTACCTGCTGGTGACCTCACCGCAGGCCGGTGACGACACGACGATCCTGGTGGCGTCGCTGACTGAGCAGACCGACCCGGTGGCTGTCGACCCGAAGGGCCGCATGGTGGCGCTGGGGTCGATCAGTGTGAACGTCCGCCACGTCGAGACGATCCCCGATCTTGCCTCTTACGGCGAGGCCGACAGCGCCGACGTGACGCTGTCCGTGACGACCGCGGACGGCACCCTCTACACCGACGCCGAGTACGACGACGACACCGTCTATGACTCGACCGGCGGTTACGACTCCGGCACCGAGTACCCGCCGAAGCCTTAGTTCCATCCCTCCTCCCCATCCCCCCGATAGAAGGGCTGTCCC